ATGATCTTCGACCCCCTCACCCCCTCACTGCCAAGCCTGAAGGCCCAGTTCGAGAACGAGCATGAGCGCCTGAACTTCCCGAACTTGTGGCACAGCGTCTGCCTGCAGCTCGTCACCGAACTGTTCGACCGGAAGGTCATCAGCCAGGAGCAATGCGTAGAACACTGTGAGATGGCCGATGCCGGCCTGGAGCATGCGTTGGAGATTCACGCGACCTGGCCCAGGGGCTGGGACCTGCAGCTGAGTTACACCCTCACCTGCCACGAAAGCGGCCACGTGTGGGCACGCTGCTCAGGATGCGGATTTGTCCGGCCAGAGCTCGGCATCCATCCGGTGGGCAGCTTCACGCGCCAGCGAGAGGGGCGGATCTACCTGGTGGACATGTTCCAGCGGGAACCCTTCGGGGTATTCGTCACGCCGACCGAAGCAGAGATCGCCGGCCAGCTCTACGAGATGGTGTTGGCAGGGCGATGGGATGGACAGAACGTCGTGCAGCTACTGGGCAGATAGCCAGTTTCCGTTTGGTAAGACGAATGATAGTGTGAACCGCGTCACCATTCCAAATAGGGAGAGCCGGAATGCTTCAGAACGGTCATTTGAATTTCTTCAACGTAAACAAATGCGGCCTTTACAGGCACCACGGAGTCGAGCCGAAAGGTCTCGATCTGATAACCACTTTTTCTAAACTAAAAGATTGGAAAGAAGATCGCAACTTTGAAGCAACAAATCCATGGGACCCCAAGAAAAATAGAAATAAAACCGCGTGTTACAGCCATGAAATATATCACGACGCCGGAACTGGCGACTTCCTTTTGGTCTTATGGAAAGGCGATACAGATAAAAATGGCCCACTGTACGGGATAACTGTCAATCCTGACGGAACCACCGAGAAAGCCATAGAGCAGACAAAAACAAAATCAAATAAGCAGCTGATTTGGGGTAGACCCTGCTATTACTGGGTAATACCTGAAGTCAATGTAATTGCATCAATTAAATTCGAAAATTCCCGCTGCGACTCAACAATGTTTCAGGACTGGGTTAGTGGATGCATGAACTTCAGGGTCCCTTTGCCAGAGTTTAAAGTTAGCAGCACCGAAAAAGGCTTTACTCGGATTGAGTTTCCTGACGCCGAAGATAGCTACAAATACTATTTCCAGTTTGACCTCTCAATAGCCTCGCTTTCTACCTCCTCAGCAGAAATCACTGAACTAGCCAAGAAAGTCACGCACATTGTAAAAAGGGAAACCATCTCTATAAAAAATGTGGATAAACGCAGGGGGTTTGCCAAGTTCTTTAGGCGATTTGAAGTACCTTTTGCTTCAGCCGTAAATGACTCGGTTAGAAAAGTGGAGCTGAAAATCGAGGCGAAGCCTACTCCTGGTGAGATTAAGGAAATTATCGAGCAGCATGGCACCGACGGAAGCTCTCCTACATGGGAAGACGTCGGATTCGCGGTTGAAAACTCGACTAGGATTGTATGGGCAAGTAAGTACAGGCTGACCGAAAACCTTTCCATTGAAGATGGAAGCGAACCCATTTTCAAAGCTGATTATCTATATGCTAAAATACTGCAAAACCGGGAAAGATACCTTGACCCGATTAGGAAAGACCTCCTAGCCAGTCAGGCAGTAGAAAATGCATAAAATTATCGTGATGGCAATAGCCTCTCTGTTGATAGGTATCCTTACATACCATTATCAACCGAAGTTTAGCTACTCAGACTTCAAAGACTATTGCAACACCTTGCTGGCAGTTTCCGGCATGGTCTTTACGATAATGGGGATTTGGATAGCTTTTGTGTATCCCAACGCGATTAAAAGACTTCAAGATCCAGACAAGATAAAAATCGCAGACTTTACCTCAACCATGCGGGATACCAGAAGATTAGAAAGCATTGTTAGCAGTGTGATGGAAGCGGGTTTCGTAGCAATGTGCATAACGCTCATATATTTTGCAAAGCTTGCTATTACGGGATTCCCTGACTACGAAACGCTCCGCATCCCGCTTAGATCCACAGCTGCAGGACTTATCGTCTTTTTGACATTAATACAGTGCTCATCAGTAGCCAGCGTTATTTACGCCAACTACCAATTCATAGACGACCTCCATAGTAAACGAGAAATACAAGAAAGAGACAACGATATATAAAATGCAGCCGTGATCAGGGCGTTACGGACGCTTATTGGCAGCTATCAATTACCGCTAATAATTCCCGCTCATAGCCGATCCGTTGGCGACGCTCCGCCAACAGCGCCCTCACCTTCACCTCCAAGCTGTCCTCCCTGCGCAGCCCTTCCGCCGCCCAGGCCGGCACTGCCGGCGCCTTCACCCGGCACGGTACCTGGACCGGCACCTCTACGCGCACCACGCGCGGCTCAGGCTCGGCAACGGGCTGGCCAGCGCACCCTGCCAGCGCGACCACCATTCCCACGATGATCCACCTCATAGGCCTAGTTCCTTGTCGATGATGGCCGATGCCGCCGACGCCGGGTCACCCCCGGTGCGCTCCTGCTGGAGGCGGTTGGCTGCCTGGTAGTCCTCGCTGGCAGCCTTGGCCGCCAGCTGCTGATCGGCCAGGGCTTTGGCAGCACGGTCGTCGATAGCGCGCCGGAGATCTGCCAGCGCCAGGTTCTGCTGCCCGACCTGCCCTTCCAGCGTGCTGCTGGTGGTTCGGCAGGAAGCCAGGGTGCTGGCCGAGGTCGTCACGTCATCGCGCAGTCCTTCGACGATAGGCCGGTAGTGGTCGGCGGTGAGCCAATAGGCGACCCCACCGCCCAACACTCCGCCCAGAGCGAGCAACACGACAACGGCGACTGCGAGCATGGCCACCCTGTACTGCTCCAGCGCGACCATCACTGCACCGCGGCCAGTGCCTGGGCGTATATCGCCTCCCAGGTCTGCGGGTGCGGCTTGCCCGGGCGCCAGACGCGGGCGTAGAGATCCCAGGCGTCTTGCACCTGACCCAGGGCCGGCAGCGGCTTGGGATCGGTCCACAGCAGCAGGCGGGCGAAGGCTGCGGCCAGGACGTCGTCGCGCTCCAAGGCCTCATAGACCGCCGGGGCGGTAGGCTCCACATCGCGAGCAGCGCAGACCTCCAGCGCGTGCGGACGGCTGGCGGGATGGGTCAGCACGCCACGGACGCCGCCGGCCTGCTCGAACTGCCACAGCCCCCGCGCCGGGCCGCCGATCTGGCGCCGGAACTGGAGGCGGGATTCCTGCAGACCGATGGCCAGCAGCATGACGGTGGCGCGCTTGCCGGCCATCTTGGCGGGCAGCAGCGCGAAGGCCGGAGCAATGGCACCGGTCTGGGTAGTGTCGAGGGCCATGGTTTTCTCCAGGCGAAAAAAAGCCCGCTCGGAGGCGGTCTGTGGGCAGGAATTTCCGGCGAGCTAGGGGGGCGCCGCCGGACTCAATAAGCGGTTGGTGAACTACCGAGGAATCCTCGGTAGTTGGGATGTCCTCATGATCGTGAGGAATATGGTGGTAGTGTTGATGCTGCGCAGCGGATTCCGCGTGATCGTGAGGATTTAGGCAGCGCTGTAGTGGCCGGCCCCAAAGAGTCGAACGCCTCCGAGCATCAACCATGCGCGCCAGCGGGCAATACCGCTCGACCGCAGGGCGTTGTAGAACACCTCATCGGCGTCCTTTCGGGATAGCAGGCGGCTGCGATAACAGAAGTCGTGCAGAACAGCTGCAGCGTGACCGTAGGCGCCTACTAGGTCGAAAATGATCGGCACGCGCGGAACGCTGGCGAAGTCCGTCTCGAAGCCCGGCGGCACCACGATCAGGCCGTGGTCTGGGTCCAGATACGAAAATGGCGCCAGGAGGCGCCATGTCTTGCGGTCGGTCTGCAGTTCGGCCTGCAGCGGCTCAGGGAATCGGTTCATGCCGGCCAGCCCGCTCCCAACATATCGTCGGTGTAGGTGCCATCCTTCACCGCAGAAAGCAGATCGGCCTCACGATCGAAGCAGGCCTGAACATGGGCGCGGATAGCGCCCGCCATGCCCAGCAGTGCGGCAGCGTCCAGCTCCACGAAGCCATCGGGTGTCTTCCACCGGCAGACATAGGCCGGATCGACCGTGGCGGCCAATGCAGCGCCGGTAATCAGCCCCTGGCTTTCGCGGTCAGTGGCCACGGAAACACCGCTCACCGTGATCCCGCGCGTTTCCTCGGCGTACCGGCGCGCGCTGATGTCTGCTTTCAGCCCTTCCGCGCGGATTGTCGCGGGGTCTACTGCAGCCACAGCACGTTTGAGTGCTGCCAGGGTTACGCCCTGCACCTGCAGCATGCCCTGGACATACATCGACTTTTCCGGATCGGTCTGGCCAACCCGCGCCAGCACCTGGCCAATCACGCTCAGGTCGGCGATCTCTACCTGTACCCATTTGTCAGCCATGGTCAGACACTCAGCTTGTAGATGGAGAATTTGCAGTTCGCCGCTTCCAGCACGATCGTTGAACCGCTGTCTTGGAAGGCTGCCGCCGATATGATGTCGCCCGCTGCCAGCTGCTCGATCGAGAAGGTATTGCAGGTGGTGGCGCGGCCATTGATGGCAGGGAAAAAGCTTAGGGTGCCCGCGAGCAGCGCCCCGTTCTTCAGAAGACGAATGGCACGGCTGCCGTTGGCATTGGCCGCGCACTGGATGTTGCAAGCCACCAGGTAGAAGCCGGCCTTGGCGATCTGGACCTGCTCGGTGTTGGAACTGGTTGAGTGCATCGACGCCGTATCGAAGAACTCCGTGTTCCATGGGATGGCCTGAACCACGCCACTGGCGATGCTGTAGTTGGCGGACATTCCGAGCTGGCACGCCACAGGCGAGGCCAGGGCCTTGTCCATACCCGTGTAGAGCTCTTCGAAATTGGAGTTGATCTTTCCGAAGGCGGTTGGGCCAGGATCGCCCCGGTAGCTGCCGTGGTCCGTGGTGGTGTCGATTACTTCACGCGTCATGGTCAGGCCTCATGACTGGGGACCGCATAGATGAACGGCCAGTTGAAATAGGGATCATTCCCTGACGGCGAGCCGAGAATGTCGTAGTTCTGGTAGTACTGCGCCACCGTGGTGGTGGCTCGGAAATAGCCATAGGTGGCGACGTTGCCCACGCCGGCACCATCGAGCAGATAGCCGGTGAAGTTTGAAATCAGAACGTAGCTGTTGGCGCTGACCGAGAAGTTTTCGGTGGTAGTCCAGTACCAGGTGCGGTTGTAGCCAGACTGGTTTATCGGTCCGTCGCGCCGATAGGTTCGGGTGGCGTACTGGAAGACCATCTGCGGATAGCCAGCGTCTAGGATGAGCCCACCCTGGTCATCCCACATCTGCACGCCCCAGGCGCCCGAACTGCGTGGCGGCATGAATACCGCGACGCAATAGGTATAGGTCTGGGTACTGCCGACGATGTCAGGGCTGATGCTCATGCCCGTCCAGTTACCAGGGCTACCGAGCTGCCTGAAGTTGCCGCACCCATAGGCGCCGGCCTGCAGCTTCTGAAAGACCATGGGCGGCTGCTGGCTGGTGACGACCTGCGGCCAGTTCACCTGGATCGGTTTGTTGGTGTTGGCCCCTACGGTGTATTGAGCGGTGAAAAGCCAGTGCAGCAGGGAGTTCTGGCCGTCGAGCACCAGGGCGTTCTGGTCGTTGAACAGCTGAATGGCGTAGCTCATCCGAAGGACACCGCCAATATCAATGCCGACTGGTTGCCGGTCAGGTTGAGGGTCACGCGTCGGCCATCGACACGGTAGGCCGGGATGCCATATCCCTGCTTCTCTTCCTGCACCCAGATCATGTAGCGCGACCCCAGGTCCCCGGGCACGTCGTAGGTCTTCGTGGTGAAGTTGTTGGTCGGGTTGGTGACGACGCCCCTGTGGATGATCCGTAGGGCGAAGCGGGCGCGATCCAAGATCCTCCGCCCGCTTGCATCGTTGAGGATGAAGTCGTAGGCCGCCATTACAACGGCCTCCCAATCAGCAGTCGAAGCCGGTTGTTCTCGTCGTACATCGTCAGCCGGACATTGTTGATGTTCAACCGCCCTTCGCCGGCGATCGAGCCGTTGATCTCGAAGCTGCCGTTCTTGTTGAGCCGCCAGCCGGTCTGGCCTTCCACGTAGTCGTTCGACTGGATGGTGTTGCCGATCTTGGCGTTGGTGATCGTGCCGTCACCGATCAGCGCCACGTTGATGATGGTCTGGCCGCCCTGGACCACGAATGGCGAGGTGACCGTGGTGCCATCGGTGTTGAGCACTGCGAACCGCGTAGCCATCACCAGGAACTGGCTCATGACGTCTCCGCCTGAGTAGTCCACACCCAGGGCGATGCCCGCGGCGTAGCGCTGGCCATTGGCGGTGATCTCGGTCTTGATGGAGTAGGACGAGGAGATCCGTGTAGCCAGGCCATTTAGCGAGTTGCCCTGCTGGACGATCGCCTCCTGGGTAACCTGGACCGCGGCAGCGTTCTGGCCGATGGTGGATTCCACCGTGTCGATGCGGCGCGCCTGGGCCAGATTGTCGTTCGCGGCTACCGACTGTACGGTGATGGTGCCCGCGTAGACGTTGGCATCACCGGCGCCCCAATCGGCATCACCGGCACCTACCGGCGAGATACTGGCCACCAGCCCATTGACGCTCTCGGCTTGGGCCTTCACGCGGCCATCCAGCGTGCTGATGTCCTGGGTGTTCTTGTTCACCTGAGCAGCCACGGCGCCGGCCTGGGCGATGCCCTGCCCTGCGTCTACCCACTTCGTCCCTGGGGGCGTCTCGTTACCGTCTTTATCCCCGTTCCAGCTGTAGAGCCGACCATCGGTGTAGGCGACGATCTGCCCTTTTTTATAGGTGGCGCTGGAGGTCCACACCAGGGGCACCAGGCTGTCGATCGAGTTCACCGACTTCAGCAGGTCACCGCCCAACTGGGTCTTGGTGATCTTGCCGGTGAGGCCGTTGAGGATCGCGCCGACGTCCTGGCTGGTCGCGGCGTTCACCTTCAGGAACGCACTCACGCCGTAGGCGTTGCGGGTCCGGATGAAGTAGTAGTAGTTCGAGTAGAAGGCCAGCCCGGTGTGGGTAAAGCTCAGGCCCTGGCCCAGGAAAGTAGCCTTGTCCGCGGTCGCCTTCGGATCGGTGCTGAACCAGTATTCGTAGGTGCCGCCGTTGAGGCCGTGCAGCGGGTTGCTCGGCACCAGGGTGATGGCGTCGATGTTGGCGTAGACCGCGACCTTCTCCGGGATCGGCGGGCCATCGATGCTGACGGTGATGCTCACCTCGCCCGAGCGCGCCAGCGGCCCCACAGCGGCCACGCTCATGGTGTAGTTGCCAGCCGGCAGGTCGTTGAACGAGATCTGCAGCGAGTCAGCCGCCAGCGTCTTGGACTGCACCGCCTTGGCGCCCTGGCGCACAGTGACCACGTAGCCCTGCACGCTCCCTTGGGTAGGCGCCACCCATGACAGAACACCCTGGCTCACCTCGGCCTTGTCCGCAGGCGTCCAGGTTAGGCCAGTAGGCGTACCGATGCCGCCGGTGGGCAGGCTGATGAAGCCGATCGGGTTGTAGGGCTTGCCCACGGCATCGCCGAACATCTCGGCATCGTACTGGGAGACGTTGACCGTGCAGCCGCCGGTGGCAGTCATGGTCCAGTCCTGGACGATGAACTCGCCATCGATGTTCAGGCTGGGCAGGTTCACGCGCACCACGCGACCGGGCCGGCAGTTGTAGCCGTTGAAGTTCAGCGGGATCGACAGCGTACCCCCGGCCCGGCGCCGGCGCAGTTCCATGTTGGCCAGGCGCTGGGCCTGGTACGGGTCGGTGATGTAGCTGAACGACAGGGTCTCGGCCGCTTCGCCGCCATCCTCAGCCACCCACTCAGCAATCCGGACCTCGGGATAGTCGGTGTCCGCCCAGGCCTGGGCTGGATCCATGAAGGTGCCGCGGATGATGTTGATCGCCGAGTCGTTGCTGACTTCGGTGGATCCACTGACGGTACCAATCACCATGTCCTCGGTGATGGTGAAATCGTAGGGACCGTAGTAGGCGCCGACCTGCAGCGACCACTTGCCGCCCACGCGCACCAGCTGGCCGCCGCATGCCTGTTCCAGCTTCTGCAGGACCTGGGTGCGCTGCTCATCCGCGCCGATGGCGCAGGAGGTCACGTAGCGCGAGCTGGAGGTGCCGTCGGCGTTGCTCACCACCTCCTCGGAAACGTTGGCGCCGTCCGCGAAGCTGGGGAATACGATCTCGTCGTCCGGCACGTTGCAGCGGGCGCGTAGGTACCAGAGCAGATGAAGCGCGGTGTTCTCGCTGTAGCCGGTGATCCCGTTGCGGGGGTCGTAGATGTCGGTCCGGCCGCGCACGATGAAGCGCACGTCCGGGATACCCGAGGGGAAGCGCTCGGCGCTGTAGCGCAGCGAAAGGCGCACAAAGCTCAGGCCACGGCCGATCTGGCTATCCTTCCAATCCGGGCAGTTGGCCAGCAGGAAGGCATTGGGCTGGGTCGGGTTGATCACCACCTCGAAGGTGGCGCTGTCGCCGTAGGCGTTGATGTCTTCCTCGCCCAGCAGGATCTGGTCCACGCCGGCAATGGCACCCTCGGCCAGCACATACACCAGGTGCAGCCACTCGCCGTCGCCCTCCGGCCCCTTCTGCTCCTGGGCCCAGGCCAGCAGGCCGCCGGTGCTCACCCGGCCGAGCAGGTAGCGGCACGCCGCCTTGGAGCTGCGGACGGTCTGTGCGGATGGCTCCTGCTGCTGTGCGGTATCGGTGTTGAGCTTGGCCTGTTGGTTGGCCGAATACAGGGCCAGGCCCGCGCCGATGGCAGCGCCCCAGGGGCCGCCGCTCATGAAGCCGACGACGGCACCGATGGCGACCTGGGCGACCTTGCTGACTCCCTGCCCCATTACTCGACTCTCCAGGCTGCCTGCGGTGTGCACTCGACGCGCGCGACTCCACCCTCACAGGCGGACCAGTATTCGTTTGCCCAGCGCACGGCCACGCTCAGGCCGTTCGGCCCCTGGTAGGTCACCAGGTCGCCGCGCTGAATGAAGGCCGGGTTGATCCGGCTGAAGTAGGCGTCCAGCACGCCCTCGACACTGCCGTGGCGCTTGACGATGGCCTTCTTTGCCCCGCGCTCGGTCTTGTACTTGCCCCGGTAGGCTTCGGCCGGGTCGACACTGCACACCGCTACGGCGCAGTCGGCGGCGAAGGTGCAGCAGTCGAACTCGCCCCATGAAAAAGGCCGCTCGGAGGCGGCCTTGATCGTGTCGGAAAGCTTGAGGGTCCAGTCGGGATGTCGCATCGCGCTACTCGTAGGTGAAGGAAGGCGCGTCCTTGCCGGAGCCCCAGTAAATCGGCCAGCTGGCGAGCTGGGCCACGGCGAAGAAGAAGCGGTCGCCCTCATGGCGCGCGCGGTGACTCTCGTCGGTCCAGCGCTCGGTACCGGTGCGGCTCCACTCGGCCATGCGGTCGATCAGGGTGACGGTAATCTTGTTGCCGTCCTCGCTGTTGCCGCCGTAGGCGATCTGGGCGGCATCCATCCGGCCGGAGAACAGCACGTCGGCCGCGTAGTTGCCCGCTTCATCCATCACGATGAACAGCAGGCGCGCCGGGCGCCCGCGGCAGCCCTTGATGGTCGTGGAGCTGAGAATTGCGGTGTCCAGGCCGTTGAGCGTGAGCTCAATGCTCATCGGTGAGCTGCTGTTGCTGCTCTCCTGGCTCTGACCTACCTCGCCAAACTTTCCCACGCCCTGGTAGGTGATGCCGTCCACCACAAGGTCGCCCAGGCCGGTGTGGGCGTAGACCATGCCGTCGACGAAGTCGAGCTGCGCAGCGTAGACCGCGCGGAAGTTGCCCTGAGCGATGATGTCCACCACCGCCTGGCTAAAGGGGAAGCTGGTCGCCATCAGAAGGCCTCGCGGAACTGCAGGCTCAGGCTGGCCACCATGGGCTGCACGCTGGAGCTGTTGGTATTGTCGACCCGGCGCATTTCCGAGTAGGGAGTGCGGTACTCCACGGCGGCACCGGCAGCCAGGGCCTTGCGGATCGGCTTGTTGACACTGACCGTAGCCTTGCCGGCCGAGTCACTGGTAGCGTCCTGCACCACCTCGAACATCTCGCCGGCCACAGTCAAGTAGTCGCCTTGGCTGAAGACCTTCTTGCTGGGCGTCATGCCTTGCAGTTGCAGGAACGCGGCGAAGGCCGGGCCGGCAGCAACCACCGGGGCGCCGATGTCGTCGGTGCGTAGGCGGTCCCAGGCCGGCACTCGGACGGTACCGGTCATGCCACGCAGGCGGCCGAGCATGGCCGTCAGCAGGCGGTGGCGGTCCCTGGTCAGTCCGGAGAACGAGAGCTGGCACTGCCAGTAGTCGCCCGGGTAGCCGACCACCTGCTGCGCGTTGGACAGCGTTGAGGTGAAGGCGCGATTGTTGTAGACGCAGCCGAAGGTCATCTCGTTGGGAACAAGATCGGCGGGCCAGTCTATAGCCATGGTTACTCCTGATTATCCGCGCCTGAGCATCTGCCGGGCCGGCCCGTTGCGACTGAGGTCCTTAAGCACCAGCTGATAACCTTGCTGCGCGCCTCTGGCTGTTGCCTGCTCGATCATCCGCACCGTTTCCGGGCTGACGTCGCCGTTGATGTGGAAGGTCTGGCTGACACCGCCGACGTTTGCCGCAACAGCACCAGCAACGCCAGTACCGCCGCCGGACAAAGCCTTCACACCTAGCGAGCCGTCAGCACTACGAGTCAGCGGCATAATTGCCTCAGGGCCGGCCTCACCCATTAGGCCAAGACCACCCGAATGAGCAAAAGCGGTCGGCGTCGACACGACCTGATTGGTGAAGGCTCCGCCATTCGCAAACTTCTGAATTCCGCTTTCCCATGCCCCGCCATTCGCCTGAGCAGCGCTGAACAGAGAAGTAAAGCCACCACCATAGGCGCTATAGGCGGCACTCAGACCGGAAACCAAGGCTTGCCTGACTTGGATTCGTATCAGGTCGGTGATTATGGAATTGGCCAGATCAGAAAATGACAACTTGCCTGTCTTCACGAAATTCACAATTGCGTCTTCAGCACCGGAAAATGCAGTTCTGAATAGGTCCTGAGTTTGTTTGGCTACGTTCTTGGCCTCAGAAACGTAGTTATTCCAAGCATCACCGGCGCCCTTAGTCCAGTCTTGGTTGAGCTGGTCGAGCTGCGAGTAGTAGGACTCATGACTTCTAAGAGCATCGTTCAGGCCAGCCTGGATCTTCTCGACAGCAGCGCTGTACTGCTCACTCCCAAGAAGGTCTTTCGGCGTGGCCTTGTCCAGCTGCTCGCGGTAGCGCTGAAACTCCCGATAGATCGCCTTCTGCTGGTTCAGTCGATCTCGGTACTGGTCGCCCATACCGGCGCCGTCCAACTGACGGCCATACTGCTCCTGCTGCGAGGCCAAGGAGTTGGCAATCGAAGCATCGAGCTGTGCTGCCCGCTCTGTGAGCCTTTGCAGCTCCTGCTTCTGGGCGATCTCCTGTTCGATAGCAGCATTTTTCTGCAGCTGTGCCTTGATCTGGTCCTGGCTGGCCAGCAGGCTTTGCTGGTCTGCCGTCAGCGTCTGCTTCGTCTTGAGGTCAGCGATCTGCTGCTCGAACTGCACGAGCTTCTGCTGAGCGCCGGTTAGCTTGTTGGTACTGGAAAGCTGCTCTTCCAGGCTGCTCTGCTGCTGACGCAGAGCCAGAAGAGTTCGAGTGGCTTCGTCGTCGGTGTAGGCCTTGGCCCGCGGGGCTGCCTTCTCCTTGTATTTGTCCTCGATACCCGCGCGCGCCGCCGCGTAGTCGCGCTCGATCGCAGCGGTGTCGACATTGACACCCTTCAGCGCCTGGATGCGCGCCTGGTCGAGCTTCTGAATCTCGAGCTTTTTCTTCCCTTCCTTGTCGAGGTTGGACAGGTAGCTCTGGTGCAGCGTATTCACCGCCTGAATGGCGTTGCGCTCTGTTTCCGCCGACTCGCCCTGCGCCTTCGACTCAGCATTGGCCGCGTCCCTCTGCTTAATCAGCAGGTCCAGCTTTGCCTGGTACGCCGTGTTGTCATAGCCGCCGAGCTTCTGGCGCTTCTCGATGAACTCGCTTAGCTGAGTGATCTCCTGCTGCAGCGACTTCTCGCGCCCGATGTCGAGCATCGCATCCCAGGCCGACTTGGCTGTGCTGGTGATGCCTTTCCAGGCCGCCTCGATAGTGCCGAGGTTTTCCTTGATGCCCTTGGCGCGCTCTTGAAGGGCGCCGGCATAGGTCGCCTCGGCCAGGTTGGCAGCGGCTGTCTTGTTGCCCTGCTCTTCCAGCGCCTGGATCTGCTGATAGACCGCGGCAGTGAGGTAGTTGTATTGCTCGTTCAGCGCGGCCGAAGCCTTGGTAGGCTCGTCGGCCAGCCGCTTGAACTCGGCAACGGTGTCGGCCACGGCCTTCCCGGTAGCAGACTCCCAGGCCACGGCGGCGATCGCCATGTCCTTGAATTGATCGCTGGTCAGCGATCCGGTGGCCACCAGTTGCGCAAGAGCTTCGGCAGCGGCGCCGGTGGTACCGGTCACACCGCTGACATCCTTGGCCAGGTCAGCCATCTGCCCGGTGTTCTTGCCGGCTAGGTTGCCGGTGGAGACCAAGGACACACGGAAGGCGTCTTGCTCGGCGCTGCCCTGCTTGTAGGCCAGCGCCAGCACCCCGGCGGCTGCCGCAAGCAGCGTGAAGGGATTGACCATGCCGGCGACGTAGCCGCCCAGGGCGCGAGCCGCCGGCCCGATGCCGCCGAACATGTCCTTGAGCTGGCCGCCCTGCTGCAGCAGCACCTGCAAAGGCTGCTGGCCGGCCTGCAGGCTGACCACGATGTCGGTGAACTGCGCAGGCACGCCACGCAGCGCCGCGGCCTGGGCCTTGGCGCTCATGGTGTACTTTTCATTCGCCGCGCTCGCGCCGGTCAGGCCGTCGCGCATGGCGTTGAGCTTGCCCAGGTACTCGGCATAGTCGTCGGCCGGCAGGCGATTGGCCTTTCGATGGGCCGCCAGCTGCTGCTCCATCTTGTCCAGCTCGCCCAGGCGCCCCACCACCGGGTCGATCTTGCCCAGCAGCTTTTCCAGATCGTTCTGCTGCTTGGTGGTCTCGGTCTTGAACCGCTGCATGGAGCGCGAGGCACGGTCCATGCCCTGCTCGAAGCCGCCGGTCTTGGCAACCAGGTCAAGCGTCAAACTGCCGAGGGAGCGGGTTGCCATATTTTCTCCACCAATAAAAAACCCGCCGAAGCGGGTTTATTTCAACTTGCACCAAGTGAGTTGAGGAACCCCTGTATAGCGTTCCTATCTTTGTTCCCGTTCGCCTCGACCTTCCTTACTTGTCCGCCAGGCATAACACTTTCCACCCAAGGATATGCGACGACTCTCACATCATCACCAACCTGCACCGGGACAAACTTCACTTTCATTTGAGGGGTGGTGCTATAGCTATTCGAAATAGCTATCTGAGTGAAAGACGCTTGGAGCCCATCAAGCTCCCTAGAGCAAACAATTTGACCGGCGCCAGAATCTTCAATTTGAAGACCCTTATTAATACAGCCATTTATTATTTTGCCCCTTACATCCGCTGACGAGGAGGCTTTGAAAATGCCCTCCGGGTACCCCGACTGCGTCTGCTTGCGTACCGCCTCCTGAGCACACCCTGTGAGAACCAGAGCCGCCAGGGCCAACGAGATAATGCGCATTTCTGACCTGCCTTCCATGTGATAACTAGCTCACAAACGGTAGACCAGCTATGAATTGTCTTACAAGTCACAGGCCATACCGGCGGCGTGATCCGCCGCCTAGGTGGTTCAGTGCCAGATTTCACGGGCGCGCTCGACGGAGATGCTCGACCAGTCGTCCTGCTCCTGGGTCAGGGCCGCCTCGTAAGGCATGAAGGCTTCCATCTCTACCTCGCCACCATGGATCCGGCTCAGCACCGTGGCCAGCATGGCGAAGCCGTGCTCCAGGCGATTGCCCAGGTTCAGGCTGCCGCGCCGGCGGATGTAGGCGTACCAGTCCATCGCCTCGGCGTAGGTCAGCCGCTCCTTTGCTTCGAGGATCGTGCACCCGCCGATGCCATGCAGCACAAGCTCGTGCCACACCTCATCGGCGGGAGTCAGTTTTTTGCGGCGCCCTTCCCGATGCCGTTGACCTCGTGCACCGCATTGAGCAGCGCGAAGGCCAGGTTGGGTTCGAGGTTCAGCGCGTCCTCGTAAGGGATCTGCTCGTCGCCCTGCTCACCCAGCAGAACGCACTCGCTGATCAGCTTGGCGTTGCGGCTGCGCTTGGCCACAGCGGCCTCGTCCTCACCCTCGGCCGGCGCGTAGAGCTTCTCGATCACGCCGAATGACTGACGCTTCACCAGCACGGTGAACTCGTCGATCACCGGCTTTTTCTCTTCATCCAGCTGTCCGCGGTCCCACTGGATGGTCTTCTTCACCGGCGCTGCTTCGACAAAGGCGCCGGCGGCTTTCAGGTCTTTCAGCTTCATGGCAATTCCTTAGCTGGCGCTCTTGGGCGTCCAGGCGCCGGGGCCGGAGCGCTGGATGGTCAGAGCGGTGCTCACGACGGTGTTGGTGGCGAAATCGAACGGGAAGTCGGAGACGTAGCCGTCGAAGGTGAACCAGGTACGGGCGGGCGGCAGGGTGAAGTCGCTGCCACCGCTGGCGACGGTCGGCGGGACAGTGCCATCCGAGAAGCCCACCGCGAACTTCAGATTGGCGTCGCTATCATCGGCGGCGAGCTGCGCCAGGCGGACGTGGCTGGCCTTGGTCGGATCAGCCTGGACGGTGCCGGTGGCACTGCCCGGGGTGCGCAACCCCTTCATGAAGGTCCGGGCCTTGTCTTTGAGCGTGGTGGTGTCGATTTGATCGGCCGGCGAGCCACCGGGGTTGAAGGCGGTCAGGCCTTCGATCTCCAGCACGGTGTTGGCACCGGTGCCGCTGGCGGGCGGGACCAGGACATAGACCTGGGTTCCTTGGGTCTTGATGGACATGGAGCGTCTCCTGCGGGCATGAAAAAACCCGCCGGAGCGGGTCGAGGGGTAGTCGGTGAAAGGTCAGCGGAGCACAGTCCACTCGATGTCGAAGCTGACCCGGTAATTCTTGGTGTCGCGGTCGCGGTTCTCGCCGTTGTAGGCCACCAGGTAGGCCACACCTTCCAGCGCGGCGCGCAGAGCGGTAGCAGCGGCCCGGGTACTGGCCGCGGTGGTGCCGTAGACGTCCACCTGGGTTCGGAATCCATCCACGTCCGGCCTGCCGGACAGGTAGTTCTCGGGGCTGCCGCTGATGACCTGCCAGGCGGCATACGGCAGCGCGGTGCCTTCCTCGGCCTCGCCGAAGGGATAGACCCGAACAGGATCACTGCCCAGCAGCGCCTTCACCTCGGCGGATGCCGCCGCAGCCTTGAACAGAGGGGGAAACATCAGACCAGCTCCTTGTTCAGCTCGTCGTCGAGCACGTCGATGAAGGTCTGGATGACGTCCGGCACATTGTTATCCAGAGCCGGCCGCATGAATGGCCGGGCCCTGGAGCGCTCGGTACCCAGCTCGACGAAGCGCCAGTAGGTCGGGTTCGGTGATTTCTTGTCGTAGCGGGCGCCGCCCATGACGCCGACGCGCATGACGATGCCACCCTCGCGCCGCCCCTTGATCGTGCCCTCGCGGATCACGATGAAGTCGGCGATGTTCATCGGCGTTTCCGGGTCATCCTGCTGGTTTGCCCGGTCGACCGCCTCGTCACGGACGATCTTCATCGCCGCCCGCGCTGCCCGGCGCACCGAAGAGCGCTGGACCTTATCCGGCAGCTGGGTCAGGCGTTCGATGGCATCGTCCACGCCCTTGAGGGTGAAGGTGATCATGGTCAGCCCTCGTCGAGTCCGCCGGAAACCATCAGGGTGAGGTACTCCCGCCCGGATTTCTTGTCCGGTAGGACGGCCTCGATGTTGTAGGTGACGCCGCGGTGCACAGCGCGCATGGCAGCGGTGACGCCGGCGCGGTACCGGATGACGATCCGGGTCGTCACCTCGTTCTGGGTGGCCTGGCCGGCGATAAATTCGCGGCCGCTCACCGGTTCGACGGAGCCCCGGATCGGCTTGGCCGTCAGGTTCGTCCAGCCGGTGATCATCTCCCCGGTATCAGGGTCCTGCACCCTGCCCGGCTTCTGCAGGTTGATGCGATGCCTAAGCCGTCCCGGTTCCATTGCTACCCTCCACCGGCAGCGGGCCGCCGTACCAATTACGGCAGCTAAAGAGCATGGCCTTGGCCGCCTTGTTCTCGTAGAGCTGAATCTCTGCCTGGCTGGACCGGTGCTCATAGAAGTCGGTGAGCACTAGCAGCATGGCGATAGCGACCTGGGCCGGCACCTGAGCGGGCACGGTCCAGGCCGGTTCATCACAGAACCACAGGCACCAGCCCAAGGCCGCCGATGCGTACAGCAGGATCAGGGAGTCCTCGCTGTCGTCATCGCTGTCGATGACCAGGTGCTCGCGCATCCGCTCGATCGACACAAGGTCCGTGGGCTGGATGCTCATTGCGGGTCGTCCTTCTTCCGGGTGGCCGGCTTGGTCTTCACCTCGGGCTTGCCCTCGGTGCTGACTTCCTCGGCCAGCTCCATGCCCACCAGGGCATCGGCGACATAGTCGTCTACCGGGCGGGTCTCGCCCTGGTCGAAGTTGCCAGCGTGGTAGTGGGAGAACTGACGCAGAGCGCGAATCGTCTTCATGGCGGTACCGGGGCAGTTGCCTGCCCCGCCTCGTGTGATCAGCTGGCAGCCGGAGCCGCGAAGGTGCCCTTGATCTCGGCGGTCGGCCGGTAGTGGGCCAGCGCCAGGCGCTCTTCGCAGAGGATGGTCAGCATGTTCTTGACGAAGTTGTCGCGGTCCTCGCGGCTGACCTCGACGGTGGCGTCCATGCGGTCCCAGACCTGGGAGGCCAGGTCGAAGGCACCGACGGTGAAGGTGCCCTGGGCCTGGGCCTTGGTGGCCACGACCGGCAGGCCCCACATCACGCGGGCGGCGAACGCTGCCGGGCCACCGAAGATGTAGCGGCCTTCGGCGTCCTTGAGCAGCGAGATGGCATGCCAGTCGCGCGGGTTGAGGATGATGCCGGAGGCCTCGAACTCGGACTCGGTCACCTGGAAGATCGCGTGAGCGATCATGTCGGCGCGGGTGTCGCCGGTGGCGTTCAGGCCGGTGTCGTAGGCGGTTGCCACCTTGTTGATACCGACCAGGTTGTCACCGGTACCGTCGCCGTTGAGCAGTTGCACCTCTTCATTCAGCGCCAGGCCGTACAGCAGACGGTTGTTGACGTAGGACTCGAGCATCGGCGCATCTTCCATGATCTGGCGCGAAGCCTGGATCCAGTGGGCGATGGTCTTCACGTTTGCCGACTCTTTGGTGAAGGTCAGCTGCGACTCGGGCTTGAGGGTGCCTTCCGGCGCAATCGCCGCCGAGTTGGTGAAGACGTTCTCGCGCACGTACTCCAGGGAGTTGGAGCTGATGCGGCCCTGGGCCAGCAGATCGCGAATGGTGAGACGACGCAGGCCCGGCATCAGGATGCCGGCATTGCGCTGGGGCTCGACTAGGGTGCCCGCCGAGGCGGCGGTGCTGCCCAACGCCTTGTCGAAGGACTTCACGTCTACCTTCGAGGAGCGGCCGTCCCAGCCCTTCATGATGTCGGCGGCGGTGCGCTCGGCGAAGGACTTCTGGGTGGACGGATCATCGATCTTGTTGCCCGCCAGCTTCTGCTCCAGATCGAACAGGCGGGTGCCTGCCGACTTGAGCTCTTCCTGGACGGTGGTCAGGTCGCCCTGCAGCTGCTTGCTGACAGCGCCGGTGGCCTGGATTTCGGTTTTCTGGGCGTCGAACAGCTCCTGCATGCGGGTCTGCGCGGTCTCGATCGCCTTTTGGATGACTGCCAAATCGGACATGGGGGGTTCCTCAGTTCACGGAGGGGAAGGTTTGAATGCGCTGCAAGAGCGCGGCGATTTCGTCGCCGCCTTCGGACTCGCTCCGAACTGCGGACTTGATGCGGGCGATGAACGCCTGCGCCTCGGATTTGGAGAGGCCAGCTGCATCTCGCAGCCAGTGCTCCGCGTCGCGAATGCTTTCGATGCCATCCATGCTCTTGAGCGAGGCCACGGTGGCGTGCTCGTTGGCCGGCATGGTGCAGATGCTGATTTCGCTCAGCCGGGAGACGTTCTTGAACGACATGCCGGTGGCGATGGGCTCGAAGTCGCCCTTGGCGGCCAGGAAGCCGACCGACATGCCCGCCACGGTGCCGTGCTGCATGGCGGCCTTCAGGGCCTCGGATTGGGGGTTACCCGGCGTCAGCTCGCCACGGGCCAGCAGGCCCTTGCTGTCCTCCTCCAGGTGCAGCCACTTCCCTACCGGGATCTCGTGGCGGCGGTGGTTGAAGAACATGGCCACCGAGCGGGTCTGGGACTTCAGCGCGTTGGCGAATGCACCCGGCTGGATCACGTCGCCATCGCTGTCGGTCACGCCGAAGACGCTGGCATAGCCTTCGAAGATGCCCTGGGCGCCATTGCCGGCGAACTTCACCCCGGCCAGTTCGAAGTCCAGGGTCTTGCAGATGTTGGGCATTGCAGCCTCCAGATAGATCAAACCCCGCTCGGGGCGGGGTTTGGTTGGCCAAGTTGGGTGATCGGCACGTTCTGCGATTGCCGGGTGGCGACGTCGCCTCCAGGCAGTGGCGGCCGGTTGTCGAGGCGCCGACCCTCGTTGATGGTCAGCAGGCCGCTATTCACCAGCTGGGTGAGGAATTGGGCCCGGGCCGTCGAATCGCCCCGCAGCAGGCCTTCCAGGTTGTGCTCGGCATGGAAACGGCTGATGTCAGCGGGCTTCACCAGCCAGCGCCAGATCGCCTGCTCCCAGCGCACCAGGTACGGCGACAGGGTGTATTGCAGGAAGCCAAGGTTCTGCTGCTCGATGCCGGATCCCCAGCTCGTCGATTTCTCTACGTCACCCACCAGGTGGGGCGGCACGCCGAAGAAGCGCGCCAGCTCGCTGACTTGGAATTTCCGGGCCGCCATGGTCTCGGCGTCCTGCGGTGTCACCCCGATGGCCTGGGTGGTGAAGCCTGCCTCTAGGATCCAGAGCCGCTTCTTGACCGGGCCGCCGGCGATCTCCTTGAAGTTCTCCTCCAGCTGGTCGCGCTGCTGCTTTTTCAGCACGTCCGGGGTCATCAGCAGCTGCGGGGACTTGGCGCCGTTCCCGTAGAAGTCGCGCTGCTGGTCTTCCATCGAGACCGCCACGCCGGCGGCGCGGGCCGCGAAGGCGATCGGCGACAGCCCCACCAGGCCGTTGAAGCCGAAACCCTTCAGGTGGAAGATTTCGCGCTGGCTGAAGTTGGCGTACTCGCTATCTCGGCGGTAGCGGTAGACGACCTTCTTGCCCTCCAGCCGCACGTCCATGTTGGCCGACAGTAGCGGCAGCAGGGAGATGACGTCGCCGGCGCCGTTGCGCTCGACCAGGGCATAGGCGTTGCCGTAGAAGCACAGCTGCATGGTCATCGCCTCGCGAAACTCGACGGCGGTCATGAAGCTGTTCGGGCTATAGCGCAGCAGGCGCGCCAGCGGCTGGTCCAGGCCGACCTTGTGGCGGTCATCGCCCTTGGTCTCGAAGACATCCAGCGGCAGGCCGGCGGTCACGCTGGAAATCAGCCGGACGCAGGCGTAGACGGTGCTGATCTGCAGGGTGCGCTCGTCGCTCACCACCGAGTCGCCCACCACTCCAGACGCGGAGATGGGACCTGTCACGGAGCCTTTTTCCGGCGAAACCAGGCGCCCACCGACGAAGAAGCTCGCCATGCGCGCCCAGAAGGGGCTGCGGGTTCGCAGGTCGATGCTGTAGTCGGTGTCTGCCATTACGCGCTCAGGATATTGTCCAGGAAGGAATCGATGCTGCGGGGCTCGGCCGCTGCCGGCATTGCGCGCCCCACCGCCATGATCAGCGCCACGGCGCCGTCGATCTTGTTGTCGTTGCCCTGCTTTATCGGCCGGACGATGTCGTCGTTTCCAGGCACCGTCTTGCCGATCACGTTGGCGATACACCAGGTCATGATCGGGTTGCCGTCGTGATGGAAGCGGCCGGACTCGATAGCGGCTTCCAGTTCCTTCATCGGGTCCGACATGTGGGTGTAGTTCTGGACGATGGTGACCGGGGTCAGGCCCTCGTCATCAAGCTGGTGGCTCAGGTTCGTCGCGCCATGCGGGTCAATCGGGCACTCCAGCACCGGGGCAGCCAGGTTGGCCTCCTTGGCTTCCTCGAGGATCTCCCGATAGTCGATCTCGGCGCCTGGGGTGACCTGTAGATGCCCGGTGTTGATCCAGGCCTGGAAGCGTTCGGCCATCCGCCGGTTGTCGTCGTTGAACGCCGTGTCTTCCGGCACCCAGAAGCCCGGGGCGACGCTGTAGTAGTGGATGCGGCCGTCGATGACGCGCCAGAACAGCCGGGCCATGGAGTTCATGTCCAGCTTGCGCGCCAGGTCGAAGCCCAGGATGCACTCCTGCCCCTCGAACTGCTCCAGGGTCAGGCTCCTGTCCTCGCAGGCCTTCCAGTTCTCGACGTTGAAGAAGCCCGCTTTCGCGCTGACCCAGAGGTTCAGGTGCTTCGTCTTGAAGGTGTTGGTGAAGCGCGCCGAGCGGATCGCCCGGGCCAGCTGGCTTTCCAGGTACTCCTGATAGACCGAAACACCCATGCAGGGGTTGGCCTTGGCCAGGTTCTTCGGGTCGGTCCAGTCGTCGCCTTCGTCCAGGGTCCAGATCCAGGCGAACAACTCCGGATCGGGCACCGAGCCTTCTAGCATCTCGATGGACTGGCGGCGCTTGTCGTAGCACGGGCCCTCGATGTTGGCGCCGGCCGTGGTGATGATGAACATCAGCGGCTGCCGGCGGGCGCCCATGCCGGTCAGCATGGTGTCGTACTGGGCCGAGCTGTCGTGCTCGTGAAATTCGTCAATGATCGCGCAGCTGGGCGAAGCGCCGTCGCCGGGGTTGCCGATTAGGGGTTCGAAGCGCGAACCCTGGGCTGGTACGTTCATGTTCGAGGCGTTCACCTCGATCCCCGCCGCCTCGATCAACATCGGCGTCCGCTTCACCATCAGCCTGGCCGGGCGGAAGACCTCCCAGGCCTGCTTCTCGGTGGTGGCACCGCTGTACACCTCGGCGCCGAACTCGTTGTCGGCGACGAACATGCTGATGCCGACGCCGGCGGCGATCACCGACTTGCCATTCTTGCGCGGCACCTCCCAGTAGCTCTCGCGGAAGCGCCGGTAGCCGTCTTTCTTGCGCAGCCAGCCGAAGGTGCAGGCCATGCCGAAGAGCTGCCAGGGCTCCAGGGTGATGAGCTGGCGCTTGAACGCCCACTCGCCCTTGGTGTGCGGCATCAGCTGCACCAGGCGCAGCTTCTTCTCCGCCTGGGCAGCGTCGAATTTGTAGGGAAAGCCCTTGCCCCGGCTCTCGGCCACGTCTTCGAAGTGCCGCTGGATCGCCAGATGGATGAACCGGCACGCCGGCACCCTGCCCTTCAGGACGGACCGCGCCCACGCCATCGCCTTGTCGACGTTGGGCGTGGGGGTCTTGGCCATCAGGAACCTAGGAGAGCAGCGAACTCGTTGGTGGATTTCTGTTTGTTGCCGCCGATCAGGCGCGTCCGGCTGGCCGGGTCGAGCCCGAGCAGTGAACCGAAGGTCACCATCTGGCGCATCGTTTCGTTGGCGGCGGTCAGGGCCGGGTTCTTCATCGGCCCGCCCTGGGCGCCCTCCACCACGATGCCGTGGGTGTTGATCGATTCCTGCGCCAGGCGCCAGTTGCCATATGCCGTGCAGAAGGCCTCGACGTTGTGCAGGTCGGTGAGCGCCAGCACGTTCTCGCGAAGCAATTCGGGAATGATCATCTTCCACATGTCAGCCGCTCGGTCGTTCAACCACTCGGGCGGATCGACGTTGGTGACCGTGGAGAACTGGGGTTCGGCCTTGTTCAAGGCCCGCTTGCCGGGGTTGCCGGCGAGCTGTTTCTTGGCCGTGGGCTTGGGCTTGCGACCTCGGCCAGCGACCGCCGCTGTGCCGCCCATGGCGCTACTCCTGAATTTTTAATTTCGCGGGCGTGAAAAATTGACGGGGCGGACGGTGTCCGACCCTATAGCCCTGGACTTTTGACCAACCCCCACCCATAGGCCAAGCCTATATCGGGGCTGTGACGTGCTACAGATTGGGCCGCCGGCCTGCTGCTGACTCGCGCAGCGTCTTGACCCGATGGCAGTCATGGTTGATGGCCGCCAGGTTGTCCGGGATATCGCTGCCGCCTTGGGCCAGGGCCACGATGTGGTCGACCTCGTGCGCTGGCCTGACACGGCCCAGATGCTTGCAGTCCTCGCACTGGCAGAGGTAGCCATCACGCTTCAGCACCTGCTCGCGCATCCGTCGCCAGGGCCGACCACCACGACCAGAGCCTTGCCTGCTGGCCCAGGCCTTGGCCTGGTCGGCGTGCTCATCGCAGTAGCCACCAGCGTTACGGGTCAGCGCGTTGCAGCCGCGGGCGCGGCATGGCTTGTTGGGTCGCAGCGCCATCAGAGGGGCTTCCCTGCCAAATCAAAGCGAGGGCCATCGCGTTCGCCGCCGTCGTCCTGCTGGTCGGCCAGGTAGTCGACCATCTCGCGGTTACTCTCGGCCAACAGCCTGTTGCTCTCGGCCAGCTCCAGCATCGCCTGGGTCTGGCGTGCCAGTGCTGCGATCAGCTCCTGGTGCTCGGTCATTTTCCATCCCATCCCAGCTGCTGAAGGTCGCCTTCGATACGCTTAATCCGCTGGCTTATCAGATCAAGCACTGGACGTCGCGCAACATTCACCATCTCGTCATCCTGATAGCTGCCGTTGACGGCAACAGAGAAGCCGCCTTTTCGCTCAGCATCGTCGCGCAACTTCTTCAGCCGGTCGCGCTCGGAGAACAGCTGCTGGGCCAGCTTGATCTGCTGCTGGTTCATCCCCTGCCCCTCCGCCGCTCGCTGCCATCCCAACGCTCGAAGCCCGCCGGCCAGATCTTAGCTACGTTGCCGCGGGCCTGGACGACCAGCGCCAGGCTTAGGCCATAGAACGCCGTGTTGTACCAGGACACTACCGGCAGATGATGTTCGAGGATGATGCGGGCGGTGATGCTCATGAACTGCATCCCGGTGACAGCGCACAGCGCGAAGGCAATCACCGATACGCCCAGGCGGTACCGTGAGTCAGGATCGGGCCGGTAGACGAAGCCGATCATGATGAAGATGCCAGCGCAGAACAGCGCCTGCAGGATAGTGGCCATCGATCAGCCCCCTTTACCAAAACGAATGGTGAGCACCCAGCGCAAAAAGCGCGGCATAGTGCCCGTTTCAACCCATTCGACCAGGCCGGCAAGGAAGACTACACAAACGGCGCCGCAGGCCATGGCCACCAGGCCGGTGGTTCTCGTCCAGTCCTGTCCGATCGCCTCGGCCGCCGCGAAGTAGCCACCGATCCAGCCAACGAACAGGTAGCCCACACGCCGAAAGAAGGGCATGTCCTTGGCGAAGACCACGTAGAAGAAGGCGCCACCGAAGGCTCCAACCAGCGCAGCCGGATCCAGATCGGGGAACACTGCACCCAGGCCCAGACTGGCGAACAAGCCGGCCAGCCCGATGCTCGTGGATGAGGGTTCGCCCATTTCATTACTCCAAGAAAGCAGAAGGCCCGCAGGGCGGGCCATGGTGGGGGCAGCAGGCAGGACTAGAAGGTCCAGATGACTATCTGCGGCGTGCTGAGGCTGATACCTCCTTTGCTACGCGGCTTTCCTTTTTGAATAGTCGGCGTGAAGCCAAAGCGTGCCCAAATAGGCTCTTGAGTAAGCACACTGAAGCAGCCGTTGTCGGTGAGCATCGCGTAGGCGTTGGGATTACCGGCAGTCTGGCTATTCCACAGCGGCCGGCCTTCCCTAGAATTGTAGATGACGAAGTTGCCATCTGGCTGCATGACCGCTTCATCACCGCCTTGGTTTTGCGTACCCGAGTTCCATACAGGAGCCGAATTGGCATCGTAGACAACCAAGTTACCATCGCCTTGAAACACAATTCGCTTATCCCCCGCGTGATACTCCCGGCCTTGGTCCAGACGGGTTCCCGGGGCAAAGCTAACAATGCCGCGAGCATCAGGCACTACCGCACGACCCGCATCGCTCTGCCAAAGCGGCTTGAATACCGTCAATACGATATTTCCATCGTCTTGCAGTACGCAATACACGCGATACCTGTCCTCAGCTGGATAGGTGGAAGGCGACGCATTCCACTGCCGCTTGCGCATGTAGTCCGTCACTTCCAAAGTGCCCCGGTTATAAGCGCTGGATGTGCCCTTGCCAGTATTCAGCTTGATCGTCTGGCTATAAGGAACATCTTCGTTTGCAGCCCAAATCGCCTGATCCCCCTGATAGAGCGCCAGATTCGCGTCGCTCTGGAAAACCAAACGGTACTGCCCATTCGGAGACTGTAGGTATTGACCTACAGACATCACTTGAAAAGGGGGCAGCATCGCGTTGCCGTTATCAGCGAAGGGAGAGTAAGTTTCAGCCATGATAGTTAACCTCTGAGTAATGATGGTTTCAGCGTTTGGTCGCTGGAAATGTCGCTCAGAGGCGATTGCTCGAGGCTCTTGGCCTTCACATGATTCAATGTCCCGCAGCGGGAACACTTGATCTGGAGCTCGGTGAACTCACCCACGCGGGCGAGTAGTCGGTTGCACTGTCCGCAACGGCAATCTTTCAACATGGTCTGCAAAGCCTCGTTCTGCTAGGCTCCGCCACGCTCGCGCGAGCAGGGGGCCTTGGCTGGCTTGCAGGTACAGACTGCAGGTTGGTGGCCGCCGGCGGTGCTCGTAACACCGTCAGTGGTCGCCCTCTTTTTCCTCCAGATACGCAAAAGCCCCGCACATTGGCGGGGCTTCTGTTTTTGGAGCACGCATAAAAAAGCCCGACTCAGTGGCCGGGCTTTTAAGTCGAATCTTATTTACGCGCAGAATCGACAAGATAGGGAAATATTCGCTCAACCGCTCACAGACGTCAAGCGGCAATGTGAGCTAGTAGCCCTTCTTCTGTTAGCACTGCCTCGGCCCGACGAAGCGCCTGAGTCACCAGCTCCTCGCAGCGCTTGCCAATGCCCCCGCGCCACCGGCGCCGGGTCTGTTCAGGGCGTGCATCCGGGTCCCAGGCGTTCATGCAGTAGAACGCCTTCGGCAGAACGATCATGTCAGTGGACCGACGCCCCTCTACCCCGCGCAGCTCTGGGATCGCCCAGGCGGTGACCGCCTTCGATACGAACAGGCGCGGCGCTGGGGACTCGATGCGCGGGATGACGAAGCCGATGGCGTCCACCTTGCGCGCCTTGTGGGTGCTGTACTTGGCCACCAGCACGGCCCAGTCCAGGGCGGACAGCTGACGATGCAGCCGGGCGTGCAGCAGGCAGTCCATGTCGCGCTGCTCCTGGGGGCTAAGGCCGCTACCACCGCGCGCCTCCGGATAGCCGGCGTCGTACAGCTTCTGCCAGGCCTGCTTGCTGGTGTTGTCGATGGTCTCGGCGGACAGGCAGCGGACGACTGCGCTCAGGGTGTCACGGTAGTAGCTCATGGTCAGTCTCCGGTGAAGTGCGAGCCGTGCGGGCCGCGGCGGTTGCTCGATTCGTAGGGCTGCATCCGCTGCAGGGTTGCTACCTGGCTTTCCAGCCGGGCGATGTAGGCACGCATCTGGAATGGTGCGTCGTCCTTGCCAAGGGACTCACCAGTGGCGGCATCGACGAAGCCAGCACCGTCACAGGCCGCACACTCAACGTCGTAGAACAGCGGCTTCACGACTCCTCGCCCGTAACATGTCACGCAACGCGAAATCGGCTTCACCTTCCGTTTCAGGTCAGGCCCGTGCTTCTTGCGCATTGGCCCTCCGGTCGATCTCCTTCTGGATGTCTTCCATCTCGCCGAGGGCGTGTGACATGTCACGTTGGGCTTTCTGCTCTCCGGCCTTGTTGACGCTGGAGCGGTCCTTCCAAATGCGGCCACCAAGGCGAGAGCCAGGGCGGCGGGCCGACTGGTAGCCGCGGCAGGCGTGCGCGGTGCTGGCGGCGTTCGTGTAGAGCGACTGCAGCACCATCTTCCGGCGGCGCAGGTCGTCATCAGTCGCGTCGGCCATGCGCTGGGCAGCCAGGGCGCGCATCTGGCCGATCAGCTCCTGGGCATTGTCCGGGGCCGCCTGGTGCGCTTCGTCGTGATGGCTCAGGAAGACCATCATGGAGTGGCCGAGGATCTGACGGGCCAGGCCGGCCAGGTCTTGTGCTGGGTGGTTCATGCCAGGATCTCCTGAATCTCAACCGATACCGTGCCGCCGGCAGTAACCGGGCCGCGGACAATGCGCAGGTCATCGATCTGGCTGTCATCGACCCAGGCACCGCCATGTGTCAGCGCGTCGAGCAGCCCCTTAAGCATGTTGTCCAGGTCGCGCAGACGACGATCTGGCGGGCAGGCCGTGATGACCACCTGAAGGCGCCCTTCCCTGCGCTTTAATCTGGCCACAGCGCATAGCTGGGTCACGGCGCGGCTGTACTGGCGACCTTTCTCGCTGATAAGCGTCTTGGCCCCGACTCGGCGGTAGTAGGTGTTGTTGCTCGGCGGCCATGGCAGGACGATTCCGGTCATGCCGCCCCCTTGATCGTCATCAGGCCCTGGCTGATCCAGATGGCCTGGGTCTCGCCCAGGGCCCGGATCACGTCGCGCTGATCCAGCTCACCCTGACGCCGGCCGTCGAGCAGGTCGTGGCAGCAGCTGCAGGCGAACACGGCCATGTTGTCCGGGCTCTTCAGACCCATGCCCTTCTGGCCGCAGGCGACGTGAGCAAGCACCGTGGTCTCGGGGTTGAAGTTGCAGACGCCCGGGATACGCAAGGTGCATTCTTGGCCACGGGCGCTGTCGCGAAGCTTCTTGGATTGGGCGCGGCTCATTGATCACGGCCCTCCCCGTCGCCCAGCCAGTCGCCGATCGGTCGACGCGGTGCCGGCGCCTTTCGCTCGCGCTTAACCGGCTGGGCCAGCTCCTGCTCACGGAAGTGGATGTAGGCCTCGGTGTGCTGGACCTTGGGGTCCATGCCGCTGCCGCGGCAGAAGCCCTGGTCATAGGCCAGGCGGCGGGCTTCGGTCATCTCTGCTTCGGTGAACATCATGCTACGTCGGCCTCCGGCCAGATGATGCGCGCCGAGGTCAGCGCCTCGTCGCGGGTTACTTGGGCGCCGACCATTGCGAACGGCGGGCGACCTGGGAGCAGAACGAACCAGCAGGCCTTCATGCAGCACCTCGGCGGGCGCTGTCCCACTCGAACAGGAGAACGAAGCCGCCACCCTCGCGCAGCCGGTCAGCGGTGCGGTCACCTACGCTCGCCTCGAACTTGGTGGCGCAGAGGTTCGAGACCAGGACGGTCGGCTTCATCTCCTCGTAGCGCTTGTTCACCACCTCGAAGATGCTCATGCGCTCGAAGTCGTTGTCCCGGCTGGCGCCCACCTCGTCAATCACCAGCAGATCCGCCTGGGCGAACAGCTCGATGGCCTGGGCCTCGGTGTAGGTAGCGTCGCTGCCGAAGCTGCCCTTGATGTGCTGGCATATGCGGCTGACGGTGGTGTAGATCGCCGTGGCGCCGTGCTCGCGGATGACGTGCTGGGCGACTGCGGCGGCCAGGTGGGTTTTGCCGGTGCCGGTCTTGCCCAGCAGCAACATGCAGCGGCCACCCTGGGCGTTCTCGGTGAACTGCTCGGCGTAGCGGCGGCAGGAGGCCAGGGCCTTCTTCTGCTCGGCGGTCTCGGCGCGGTAGCTTTCGAACGTCTTGCCGGTGAAGCGCGGCGGGATCATTGCGCTACCCAGGCGGCGCTCCAGCTTGGCCACGGCGCCCTGGCGGCGCTGGGCTGCCCACTCCTCCGCCTCGCGCTTCTCGCGGGCGTCCTCGGCACAGGCCGGGCAGCCAGAGCGGCGCTCATCGCGAAAGACCTGGGCCTCGTAGGCGCCATGGCGATCGCAGGTGGCTTGTTCCTGGCCGACGATGCCCGCCAGGCGCTGGGTGCGTTCGAGCAACGAGTTAAAACCGGTAGGTGCCATCGCCATTGGCCTCCAGGTCGCGGGAATAGTCTTGGTCGTTCAGGCCGACGTGGCGGCTGGGCAGCTGGCGGACGTTGCCGCCATGGGCCTTCTGGTTGCGGATCCAGTTGCGCCAGGTGGCGAGCCAGTCGAGCTTGCAGGCGTCCTTGCCAGCCTTGGCATGCCAGAAGTCGGCGAAGGTGGCGCCGATGGCGCGGACCTGCTGCTCGGTGAACTCGGGCCGCTCAGCGAGAGCCCAGGCTGCCCAGTCTTCAGGGAGCGCCCAGTCCTTCGGCAGGCGGCTTGCCCGGGGCTTGGCTTGATCGGTCTCGGGATTGGCTTCGGCCTGGTGTTGCGGCGCTGCGGAGCCAGCTCTTGGCTCTTGCTCTTTCTCTCTCTTCTCTACATCTTCTCTAGGTAACGCATCGCTAACGCTGCGAGCGTTACCTTTACCGTTAGCAGCCTTGTGGTTGGCTACGCGCTTGGCCGTGAGAAGCCTGTTCTTGGCGGTTTTCCCGTTGTGGCGCTCGAAATTGGGGATGCTGATGACGCCGTCGTCCTCAACCATCCAGCCGACCTTTCGCATCAAATCGCAGAAGCCAGTAACGCCTACCAGGCGATCCAGTAACCGCTTGCTAACGCTCGGAGCGTTACCTTCGGAGGTCTGCTGATCGAACCAACCCCACACGCGGAGCAGCTTGCCTACCACCGCGTCGGAATCGATGTTGGCTTCATCAGCGATCTGGCACACCTCAGGCTTGTCCAGGGTGGTCAGCTCGAACTTGATCCAGTCACCGGCCATGGCGCTCTGCCTTGCCGCTTGAAACTGCAGCGAAACGATTCATAATGGTCACCTGTTTAGCGTTACTTCGAAGCCCGGTTGCCGCCGGGCTTTTTCTTGTCTGCGATTCACGTACTGGACGGAATCACAGCTATCCCGCGTGACTGCTGGCGCAAGGCCATGACGCGGATAATGGGTTCCATGGTCAGGACGCCAGACGCGCAGCTTTCCGAGCGCGCTTCACGGACTCCGCATAGAGCGAGTCGATAGCCACACCCACCGAGTAGCTGGGGTTGGTGATCTGCTTCGAACGAATGCGGAAGATCGTCGAGATGTCGCAGCCAGCGCGCTTGGCAATGGCCTTGTAGGTCAGCCCGGCGGCGAACAACGCATCCAATTTCTGGGAGAGGTCAGTAGCGCTCATGGCTTACTCCTGGATCGGTATGCACATGATCATGCACTAGTGCATAAACGTCAATGCACCGCGCTATTGAGTTATGCACCGGCTAGGGACAGCATTGCACCCATGCATAAAACAGTGGACAAAATCCTTCGCCATCTCATGGATCAGCGAGGGATCAATCAGACCGAACTGGCTCGTCAGACTGGCCTCAACCAGTCGACGCTATCCCGCATCCTTGGTCCGAAAAACATCGCGAAAGGCATCAAGGAGCCGACTGATAAGCAGGTCAAGCCGCTGGCGGACTTCTTCGGGATCACCACTGATCAGCTTCGTGGCCACTCTCCCCTACCGGGCGATACTGAGCCCGCGCCGGAAGAGAAGGTGCGCAAGCTCTCTGACCTCGTCAATGAGATGCTGCTGAAGCATGGCAAGGGGCTTCCGGAGGAGGCGCGCCAGCGTATCCAGGCCGCCGCCGAAGACCAGCCAACGGTCGCTGCCGAACGCGGCAATGTGATCACCGCCGACTTCTCCCGGCCTGGCGCCGTGGGTGACGAGATCCGCATCCCCCACTACGACGTGCGCGCGGCCATGGGCGGCGGGCAGATCCCGGCCGACTATGTCGAGCTGCTGCAGGATGTCACCGTCAGCCAGGAGCACCTGCGCCGCCTGGGCGTGGACTACGAGAGTCCGTACCACCTGAAGCTGATCACCGGCTGGGGCCAGTCGATGGCGCCGACGATCCAGGACAAGGATCCGCTGCTGATCGACGTCAGCATCACCGAGTACACCGGCGACGGGATCTACCTCTTCAACGAGGGCGAGTACCTGTTCATCAAGCGGCTGCAGTTGGCCGATGCTGAGCGATTCGAAGTGATCTCGGATAATGAGAAGCACAAGGATCGCCAGGTGAGGAAGGAAGACATCTACATCCGGGGGCGCATCCTGCTGGTTTGGAACGCACACCGCGTTTGAAACGGTAAAGTGCGTCAGGTCCCGAGTTGCCTTGTACTTTTTGGCTTCACAAGCGCTGACTTGACCCCGCTCGTGCGCAGCGAAGGCAACCCTGTTGCGTCTACATCGGGGGGCAGCGCTCCTTTTGCCGTGCCAGGGGAGATCTAGGTCCATAGCTCTTCTTCCTCCGTAGCAAAAAAATAGAGCCGGGTGCCTGTGAAAACGTCTAAACCGCAGCCTTCAAGCAACCAGAATTTGGAGCAGCAGGAACCGGAACATCCGTCTTAGACGAATTTCTTGACCTAGATGCTCTCTGCGGATACGTTCAGAACAATTTTTGCGTTTTTGAGCTGAAGTCATGTCACACATCAAGCGGCCTAGGAAAGTCGGGGATATCTTGAAAGAGAAGTCTGGCGATCTCCCAAGATATTTTGGTAAGTACAAAGCTGTAGACGAAAAGGGACGCTATCTCCATTGGCACGATATCCGTCATCGCGTTCAAAATGGCGACGACGCCGAGCTCGCATGGGCTGTAATCAAGCTATCAAGGCAGTCTCTTTTAAAGCCTATAGAGCTGAATGCCGAAACCGGACACCCCTTTCAATTTTGTCTTCCTGACTCATCTCAAAACATCCTACACAAAATAGATAGGCTAAACGCAGAAATAGGCGCGAATTTGGATACCGCACGCACCAGAGCGAGCGATATATATTTAGTTGAATCTTTGATGATGGAAGAGGCCATCTCAAGTGCACAACTGGAGGGGGCAGCAACTACTAGAAAAGTTGCAAAAGAGATGCTTGAAAAAGAGCGCCCACCCGTCAATGACGATGAAAGAATGATCGTCAATAACTTCATATTAATGAAGCAAGCAAAATACAATAAAGACCAACCACTCACTATCGAACTCATCAGGCGTTTTCACACTGACGCTACGCGTGGAGTAGAAGAAGAACACTCGTGTCCTGGAGAAATCCGGAAGAGTAATGACATCTATGTCAAAGGGAGGGACGAGGAAATTGCTCATCAGCCTCCTGACCAAAAGCTCTTGCTGTTCAGACTTGAAATGCTTTGTGATTTTGCTAATACGAATCATGACGGAGAGGATGGGCGGACGTTCATACATCCTGCTGTGAAAGCGATTATCTTGCATTTTATGATAGGCTACGAACACCCGTTCAATGATGGAAACGGTAGAACGGCCAGATGCCTATTCTATTGGTATATGCTTAAAAGTGGATACTGGGCATTTGAATATATCTCAATTAGCAACCTGCTAAAGCAGGCACCTACCCAATACGGCGAGTCGTATCTTTTCACTGAAAACGACGACTTTGACCTCACATATTTTATTTGCTATCAACTGCGGATTATAGAACGCGCCATCAATGACTTCTTGACTCATATCGAGACCAAAAAGAAAGAATTCTATGAAATAATGGCTTTCATAGATCAGGCGGGTTACAGCAAAGATTTAAGCTTCCGGCAAATTCACTTACTTAAAAAGGTCCTGCGTAATCCGGGACGAGTGTTCACTGCAAAAGAAGTAAAAAATGAGTTTGATGTATCCGAAGGTACAGCGCGGGCGGACTTAGAAAAACTCGCCTCTCTCAAATTCATGGCAAAAACAAAAGAAGGGAAATCTTACCTTTACGTAGCACGTAGTGATGCCCAGTCAAGAATAGCCAAAAGCAAGGTCTCTAAAAAAAGAACGAAGCCGCAAATGACAATTTGAGAAACTGCGTTTTTGTTCATAGACAAGTCGGCGAAGTTGAAAGACATAGGTCGTCTCATGATCTGATGCGGGCGCCTTGATACTGCTCAGGGCGCCCGAGGCCTTTCCATTCAGCGGGTCAGCAGTTGACCTGCTCCACGCTCACCTCTCCTTCGTCCGTCACCTCTCGGGCATCCGACTCCCACCGGATCGTCACGTCGCCGTCGTCTTCAAAGGTCACGTCCAGCTCGGCCGATTCCGCCAGGCACTCCAGCACCAGTTCCCATACATCGTCCGGATCGGTATCGAGCTGATGCACCCTTACCCGTCGCTCAAGCTGAGCCTTGGGTGACGTAATCATGTTCGAGATGCGGATGGACAGGCGTTCCTGGGCGGACATTGTCGGTTTGGCGGGCTTGGACATGCTGTGACCTCCTTCACAAGTATACTGTATGGATAGACAGTAGACCAAGCGGAACGATGCCTCAAGGGAATATTCTCAGAAAAATAATGCACTGGTGCATTGACTACATAATTGCACCAGTGCATATTTTATCCACGGCAGCGCAAGCCGCCCCGGGTAGCGATCAGGAGACCCAGGGCTTGAAGCCGACCTCCTGAGATGGGACGCCTCCCCCAAGGTGTGCAGCGTAAAGCACCGAAATGGAGAGCCGCCGGCACACCAGCGCGGGCGGCTGTTGGGATCTCAGATCCCCCGAACAAGTAGTCGCCCAGCCGGCGGTGGCGCGTAACACCGGCATAGCAGTTTTCCTCGCTGGCCTTGGAGATAGGGCCAGCCGGGAAGACAACCGAGGACACCGCAATGGCACGAACGAAGCGCACGAACTACGCGAAGGTGAAGATCTGGATGGAATCCATGACGGCTGACATCGAGGGGTCAATCGCCGGCGTAGCAATCGAGACTTTCCAGGCGATCCCTACTGCAGCACTGCAGCAGAAGGTCCTGGCGAAGCTGACTGAAGCTCACGCCAAGCGCCTTGAGCGTGAAGCCGCGGCACCCGCCGAAGCCTAAGCATCACTGACTGGCCTTCCCACGAGGGCCAGACGGGATGCCAACCGAACAGGAGGCCGACATGGCCAACGATCTCACCCCGCGCCAGCTGCAGACCCTGCAGGAAGTGGAAGCCTTCCTGTCGGCCCACAACTACCCGCCCACCCGCCCACCCGCGCCGAGCTGGCCGAGCTGATGGGCATGGCATCGCCCAACGGCGCCCAGGAGCACCTGGCAGCGCTGGAAGAAAAGGGATTTCTCACGCTCACCCCCAACACGGCCCGAGGGATCAGGCTGCTGAGGAGCTCGTCATGAACCAGCACTACGTCGCCTGGCTGCGCGCCCAGATCGAAGCGGCCACGCCGGCCACCCTGCACCTGAACATCCTGCCGCACGTTGAAGACCTCGCGGCCATGTACCGGCGCGAGATGCAGCAGGCCTCCACTCCCGGCCTGAAGCTCTACTTCCAGCGCACGCTGGCGGGCTTCGAAGAACTCCTCAACCAACACCAGTACCACGCCGCCGCGGCGTAAGGATCCACACCGTGATCGAATTCGGGCAATGGCAAGGACGCCTGGGCATGGGCTTGGCTCCCCGAGAACTGGAATGCGTGATGGGCCTGGCCAGCGGCCTGACCCACAAGCAGATCGCCCGTGACATGGCGATCGCTCCCATGACCGTCACCAAGCGGGTCAGCAGCGCCATGTTTAAGCTGGGCGTGCAGCGCGCCCCGCAGCTGGTGGCAGAGGCCATGAAGCGCCAGATCATCAGCCCGCTCTGCCTGATGCTGGCCGCCCTGGTGGTTGCCCATGCCGCCCTCGATGAAGACCCGATGCGCCGCGACCGCCGCGCGCCGGAGCGCCGCACCGCCCAGGTCCGGATGATGCGCCGCGCTGAAGCCCCGGAGATCTACGCATGACCACACCGAAGACTGCCGCCGAGCGGAAGGCTGACCAGCGAAAGCGCGAGGCCGAGCGCCTGGCCGCCCTGGGTCACCAGGTGATGCCGTTCGAGATGTATCAGGGCACCGCTCAGGCGCTGGACCGGCTGTGCGCCGCCGGCGGTTTCGAGCAGCGCGCCGAGGTCATCACTATGCTGATTCATGCCGCTGACAAGATTGCTCAGCGTGACATGTCACGTTTCATTGAATTGATGTCCGCCCCCAGCGGCAAATGATCTTGGAGAGAGTCATGAAAGACCTTACCGCAACCATCATCACCATCGCGCTGATGCTCAGCAGCTTCGGCGCCTGGGTGACCCACCTCTACCGCTGCTTCACCGAGGAGCAATGGGGCTTCCTGATCGGGGGCGCCATCTTCTTCCCGGTCGCCATCGTCCACGGCGTGGGCGTCTGGTTCGGCTTCTGGTGATCTAGCCCCGACCTGGCGGGCCGCCCCGGCGGATACCCAGGAGCGCCAGCCGGCGGAGCGCACATCACCGGCAGCCTGGCATTGGTCACCAGCTTCTACCTCCGCCGAGGGCCAGGCCGTATTCCCCACGTCACGGGGACTGCATCGGAAAGGGGTGAATACGTGGCCCTTGGGTAGCGTGACCTGCTGGGGCGAGCATGAATCGCCTGCGAGCTGGAGATAAGCACCGGCCACCCCTTTCCGATGCAGGAAGACGGAGTCGCGCCAGTTAGCACACAACAGGCACTGGCACTGCATCACCGCCGGCCACGGTTCAACCCTGAAGCCGGCATCCATTCCCCGCGCCGCTCGGCGCCATCCCGGGACCATCATCATGATCACCCTACCTATCATCGGGCGTAGCCCGGCGGCAGTGATTTCGCGTGCCCGCATGCTGGGCTTCGAGTGCTGGCCCTATCGCGCCGAGCGCCGCGCCAACGGCGCCTGGGTCCACTACTATCGTAAGGCTGACCAGAAAGCGCCAGCTTGGTTTACCGCGACTAACTCGCTGCGCGCGGAGGTCTCTTAATCACCCCCATACTCGCACAATAACTCTAGCCCTAAGAAACGGACCGAGTTAGCCAACCGGTCCAATGGCAGCCATTAGTTTCAACCCCCTACAAACACGGTTAGCGCGACCAAATATTTAGAGCAAAAACTGGCAACCCCAGAAACAGCGCCTCCAATGATAGCTTTTTTTATGTAGCCCTCATTTTCTTTTGATGCCGCCGCCAAGTCGTTTTTATCGCCACGTGTAATATTGGTATGCGATATTTCCGTAGTGCTATCGACAAAATTTTCGACCATCCCGCCAAGAGAGCTAAGAATCTTCCAGCCGACAAAAACCAGCAACGCCGCAGATATAGAGAACTTAGCTAATATTTCGAGATTGCCATTATCGTCCAGCACTTTCGGTATCACACCAAATAAACCCCAAGCCATGAAGGCTAGACCTAAGTAGCGAAATAGCACAGGAATGAGAGACGATCTCTCGCGAAGAGCTTTGAGAGCTGCGCTTTTCTCTCCTACAGCCAAACCGGTCAACCAAGCATCCAACGCAGACATTACTGATCGTGCGACGGCAAAATCAATATATTCCACTTTAATTTCAACAGTCTTCGTTGAAAACAGGTTTAGCAACTGTGCCGGAACTCCAGCAGGAAGCTCGTTCCTCATTTTGCGCCGAAGGACCAAGCTATTTGAACAGCGTATAGAAATTATATAATTCTGAGGCTGCTGGGTTTGCGGAAGCACTATAGCAACGTGATATTTAAAATAGATACTTTCAGTCGCCGAACTGTTCGCCCCTACGCTACGCGCAAACTGTTCGTAAGAGCTATATACCCCTTTCTCACCACCTTCATGATAAATATTATAAACAGCAGAAAGACCAGCTACTTTATACTGCTCTAACAATTGGCGGAACATGGTGTCGAGCTGATAGAGGTCGTCCAACTCAAGTCTTATAGGCTTATTTGAAGTCCTTACTATTTCCTCACTTTTTCCAGTAAACATTGCGTACACATGTTGAAATTGCTGCATAGACAGAGACGTCTGCCCAGAATTATCAACTACAACTTTGTTTGCATTGTCACCGCTTTCAATAATTAGATTGCTCATCACCTGCTTCCTGCAACTGCCTACAAATGTGCAAGTAGATATCGGCGAAGCGAGCAAAAGGTTGAGGCCCATTTTCAACCCTCTAACTTCCCGAATGCCTATGCTGGCGTGCCTACCCTGAGCAACAGCCTATGAACGCCCCGATCTACTGCCGTACCAGCGGCCAGCGCGTCGGCACCTGCGCGTGCCTCCGCTGCACTCCCCCACCACCCCGCGAGGACGCCTAGCCACGCGCGTTTTCATGAAGACCTTCGACATGCGGAGGCTATCGAGCATCTGTGACATCTGCGGCAAGCCCAGGACCAAGGGCCAGGGCGCCGCCAATCACCGGAAGTGCTCGAAGCTCCGCCAGCAGATGAACATCGCCAAGCACGCCAGCTGAGGTGCTCCATGAGCCTGAAACCGCAGATCATCGAAATGCTGCTGGCCGGCCGCAGTGACCAGGAGATAGCAGGCGCACTGGGCTGTGCGTTGAGCTACCCGAAGATGCTTCGGCTGGAGATCGGGATGCGCCCACCGCGGCAGGCACCGATGCGCGACGCAATCCTGGCGTACTTGCAGGCCAATCCGGGCGCGACTTGTGCCGCCGCAGCGAAGGCGCTGGGGACCCACTACGAAACAGTCAGCCGCGCCCGGTCCTGGGCCGCGAGACGCAAGCCCGCCTGAGCCCCTCCTAACCCCTACCCCATTGAACCTGCGCCCAGCGCGGGATGAGGACTTTCATGTCTACGGAACATATCGATTGGACCAGCGCACCGGAAGGTGCAACGCATTTCAGCCCGCTCAATGACGAGCAGCCCTGGCGCATGAAAGACGATGGGGATTGGTATGGATGGAACCCTGACGAAGAAAACTGGGTGGAGGTCGAAGATCCAAGACCCGATTTGTATCTGGCTGCGCCTGTAGATTCGTGGCCAGGCGATGGCCTACCGCCGGTTGGCATCGTTTGCGAGATGCTGAGCCATGGCGAGGACACCGAGTGGGTAGAGGTAAAGGTCCTTGCTCACGCCAAAATCTGCGGCGATGACCACGCTGTGTTCCAGTACGAAGATCACATAGGCACTAGCGACAACCGTGGCGCTTGCTTCCGGCCTATTCGTACTGATGAGGAGCGGGCGATAGATCGGACTCTGGCCGAGATTGAAGCCCTCTACGCTGACGGCGGACCTGCAGCCATCTTCGACGCCGGCTACCGCAAGGTCGATCCTGCAGGAGCCCAGCCATGACCATCCTCGTACAGCAGCAACTGCGCGAAGCCACCGAGCGCCTGATAGCCGAGGGCGAAAACTGCTGGCCGGCAACGGTGGAGCGCTTCACCGAACTGGCAAACCCTGCCGCCGTCCTGGCCCTGCTGGATGAGATCGACCAGCTCACGGCGGAGAGTGCGCAGCTGCGAAAGGACAAGGACCGCCTCGACCGCGGCTACATCATGACCGGCGTGCCGGGCGTCAATGCCTGCGAACACCGAGGGATGGACCTGCGGGCCGCCATTGATCGAGTGACCCAGCTCGACGAGCAGCGGGCCCAGCGTCAGGCGATGACCAAGGAGCAGCCATGAGCGAATTCATCAAGGTGAAAACGGCCGAGCTGCATGGCGCGGCGCTGAACTGGGCCGTGGCAAAGGCTACCCAGGCGGAAGAGCTGAAGGTTACCGGCTCTGGCCGGGTCAGCTGCATCTACGAGGTGGCGCACAGGGAGGGCTGCTGGACGAACGACTATTGCCCGTCCACGGAATGGTCGGAGGGCGGACTGTTGATCCAGGCTCAGCGCATCAGCCTGAGCGGGCCCGGCTGCATGGGTGGGCAGTGGTCAGCTCACATCGATACAGGCTCATTCGGCGGCAGCCGCTACTGGTTCGGCGATACCGCGCTGATGGCAGCTTGCCGGGCTCTGGTGGGAACCATGACAGGCGACAGCATCAGCGTGCCGGCAGAGTTGGTGCCATGAGCCGAATAGCACCCGCAATCGGCTCACCTGATGAGCTAATCCACTAGCGATAGACCCGCCATTCCCTATCATCCCGCACCGCTGGCCGCCGGCCGGCGCGAAGAGGTATTGCCCATGGAAAGCGAAATCCTTTCCGATGAAGAGCTGGCCGAGATTACCGGCTACAAGGCCAGAGGTTGGCAACGCCGATGGCTCGATGATCACCGCTGGCACTACGTCGAAAGCCGCGGCAAGAGGCCACTGGTGGGTCGCCTTTATGCCCGGCAGAAGCTTGGCATTCTTCCAGTACCTGGAGCCTATCAGCCTCCTCCACTACCGGCCCAGACCTGGACCCCGGACCTCTCCCGAGTGAAATGAGATGCGCCCTAGAAGCAAGGAGAATCGCGACCTGCCGCCGGGCGTCTACCGGCGAAAGCGGGCCAGGAAGAACGGCAAGGTCTGGGTGGCCTACTACTATCGCGATGCTGCCGGAAAGGAGATCCCGCTGGGAGGTGACTTGGACATCGCCCGGATGCGGTGGGCGGAGCTGGAAGCGAAGGAGAAGCCACAGGACCTACGGGTGATGCGCTCCATCTTTGATCGGTATGTCCGGGACGTCATCCCCAAGAAGGCGCCACGCACCCAGCGGGACAACCTCGCCGAGCTGCGGCAACTGCGGCCTGTCTTCGACGAAGCACCTATCGACTCCATCACCCCGGCGACGATCGCCCAGTACCGTGACGCCAGGACAGCGAAGGTACGAGCCAACCGAGAGATCGCCACGCTGTCGCACGTGTTCAACATGGCAAGGGAGTGGGGACTGACAGTCCGGGAGAATCCTTGCCAAGGCGTCAGGAAGAACCGAGAGGCGCCCAGGGACTACTACGCCAACGACACGGTATGGGCAGCCGTCTACCAGAAGGCAACGCCAGAGCTGAAGGACGCCATGGACCTGGCCTACCTCACCGGCCAGCGCCCGGCCGATGTGCTGTCCATGCGCTGGGATGATATCGAAGGTGAGTTCCTGACCGTGCAGCAGGGCAAGACCAGCAAGCGGTTGCGCATCCTGCTGCAGGCCAATGGAACGGACAACAGCCTTGGGGCGCTGCTGCGAATGTTCGATGCCCGCTACCCTGTCCGGGTCAGCCCGTTCCTGATCGTCACCGGCCGAGGGCGTCGGCTCACGACATCCATGCTGCGGATCCGCTGGGATGCGGCTAGGGACTTGGCGAAGATCGCCGCGATGGAAGCGGGCGATGCGCAACTGGCGCTTCGGATCGGCCAATTCCAGTTCCGTGACATCCGGCCGAAAGCGGCCTCGGAAATCCTCGACCCGAAGGAAGCCAGCAAGCTTCTAGGCCATACCGAAGAGGACATCACAGAACGGGTCTATCGTCGCCTTGGCGCGATCGCCAGCCCCACAAAATAG